CTGGTCGAGATCGAAAAGGGCGTCGCCGCCAATGGCGAGGGTATCAACCAACTCGGCGCGATGCTTGCCGAACACGAAGCCCGGCGTCAAGCCGCCGTCGACGCCGAAGCGGCCCGGTTAGCTGCTGAAAATGCCGCCGACACGGTCGAGCGAGAAGACGCCACCGACTACACGCTTCCCGGCTTGGCCCTTGTCGGCGTGCTGTTTGCCGTCGGCGCCGTCGTCGCTTCCCTGCGGAGCGGAAAGGAGGCCGTCGTCGGCCATTTTCAAACCGTGCTGACCGAGTAAACCGAAAGCGGAAAGCGGAAACCTTAACTACCCCCTACTATTCGGAGTCAAAACGAAATGAACCTCGACCCCCAAATCCAAACCGGCCTGATCATTTTGCTTGCGATCGTTGCCAGCGTGCTCGGCTGGGCGCAGATTCGGCAACACGTGAAGAAACGGGCCGGCCAAGCGCTCGAACTCAAACGCAAGATCGACGGCTGGCAGCAAGAGTACGGAAAACTCGGGACCGTTTGCTCCCGCTGGCAACTGCCCGGAATGGCCCTGATTTGCGGTAAGGTGTCGAGCCTGGCCGCGGCCGAGACGATCAAAGCGGTTCGCGACCTGCGCAAAAAGGTATCGACCGACGCCGGAATGCTCGCCGCGCTGACCGAGTGTTTTTACTTCCAACTGCCCAAGCGGGCCGGCGCGGACAACGCGGCCGACCTCGACCGCCTAGCCGAAGCGGTGGCCAAGGAACCGGCGCTGATGGAACGGGTGATGGTGATCCACGGCCAAAACCTGCACGACGCGGCGATCGAGATCGAACAGGCCAAGGCGTACGCCGCGGCCGTAGCTGCCCCGCCGGCCGAACCGGTCGGCGACGCGGCTGGAAAGACAACATAATATGACCTTGGGTGTTGGGCGTTCCTTGTTGGATATTGGATATTCGACAACGCCCGAATGACCAACACCCAACAAGGAATTTCCAATTTCCAACGCGAAGGAATGGCGAAATGCAATTTCACCGGGAGCAAAACGACACGCACGGTCACCACCTGGTGGACGACGCCGGGCGGCCGCTGCAATTGCCGTTTGCGTTTCCCGAACACGCCGACGCGATGGCCAACGCCCTGAACGCGGCCAACCCCGACAACGGCCCGCTGGCGACCGATCCGGCAACCGCCGCGGCGGCGCCGTGCGTGACGCCGGAATGTGAGTGCGGGCGGGAGAATGACGAATAACGTATTGGGTGTTGGGCGTTCCTTGTTGGATATTGGATATTCGACAACGCCCCGAATATCCAACACCCAACAAGGAATTTCCAATTTCCAACGGAAGTGACGAGGCGAGGCAGCGATGCGAGTCCTATTCCTGTTGGCGACCTCGGCTACCTTGATCGGCGTGGGGGACGTGACCGACATGCCGTTTGCGAACTATGCGATCCAAGGCGGGGCGTTCGCCGTTTTGGTTTGGGTGCTTTGGTACTTGTTGACCAAGACGCTCCCCGGCCAACGGAAGGAATTCACCGCCGTGTTGGACGCGCTGGCCAAGCGGCAAGACAAGTGGGAAGCCGACCGGCGGGCCGATTCGGTGAAACTGAACGAAACACTCTGCGACATGACGCGGCACTGTGCCGGCCGTGACGCGGCGACGAAAGGCGATTAACGTGAGCCTCTCGACCGACCATATTGCCCACTTCGACATGAGCGAGACCGCCGGGGCGTCGCGGGTGGACGCTGTGAGCGGTTTGGTACTGGCCGACCTGGTCGGGACGGTCGGGCGCACCGACGGGACGTACGGCTACGCGGCCGACTTTCTCGAATCGTCCAGCCACCACCTGACCAGCAGCCACGCCAAGTTTGCCTTGCCTAGTGCGACGTATCCGGCGTTCTCGATCGGCGGCCTGGCCCGGCTGGACGACAAGACGACGCTGGCCAACCCGATGCTCGCCGCACGGTACGACGCCAACGACGGCGGCGGCGCCGGGCGGTTGTGGCACGTCGACTTCCTGAGATCGTCCGACAAGCTGCGGGCCGTCTGGAGCGACGACGGTTCGGCCGTGGATTTCGTCACCATCGACGCCCCGGCCGAGAGCGCTTGGTTCGCCTGGCTGTTGCGCGTGGACGCGTCGAGCGTAAGGTTTACGGTCAACGGCACGACGGCCAGCAGTGCGACCGGCCTGCCGATCCACCAGAACGCCGGCCCGCTGTTCTCGCTCGGTTCGTACACCTGGAGCGCCGTGGCCCTGGGCGAATGGACCGGCGCGGTCGACTATCTCGACCTCTGGCACCGTTTTCTGACCGACGCCGAAGCGGCCGACTACGCCGGCAGCGACGCCGGAAACTGCTGGCCGTTCTCCAACGTGCCGGCGGCGATTCATCATTACAAAATGGCGGGAGGATTATAGTCATGGCATTTGCTGGCGTACTGCGACAATCGACGGCCGTCGACGTGCTGATCGGGCCGTTCCTCGACGAGGACGACGGGAAGACGGCCGAAGGGTCGCTCACGCTCTCGGCGTCCGACGTCGGCCTTTCCAAAAACGGCCAGGGGTTCGCGGCCAAGAACGACGCCACCGCCTGCGCGCTCGACGAGGGCACGCCCGGCGGGTACTACAATTGCGAATTCGACACGACCGACACCAACACGTGCGGCGTCCTCACGGTTGCCGTTCACGAATCGGGCGCCCTGCCCGTGCGGTTCGATTTCCAGGTGGTGACACAAGCCACCTACGACGCCCTGTTCGCGTCGTCCGCGGCCGGGCCGGTCGTGCGGTCCGCGCATGCGCCGTCGGCGATGAGCGATTCGCTCGGCCAGGTGAGCGGCGCCTACACCGACGTCGCGACCCGCAATGCGGCCTACCACACGGTCCAGGACGAAGGCGCCGGCATGTCGTTGTCGTACCTGTTCAACACCGTGCTCGCGGCGCTGACGCCCGTCGCGCTGGAAGTTACCGGCCGGTACTACGGCGAGGCCGGCACGACGGTGCATGTCTATGCGTATAACTACTTGACCGCCGCGTGGGAACAACTATCGGACGACGCCACGGCGTTCACCCATAACGACACCGACCAGACGCGGCGGTTCGACCTGGACGCGGCGCACCGAAACGACGGCGCGGCCGAAATCCGATGCACGTCCGACACGGCCACGTCCGGCGATGCGCTGCGGCTCGACCAGGTCAAGCTCGTGGCCGCGACGGGCGAACCGGCACGCACGCAAGCCGGCATCGCGGACGCCGTCGGCGCGTTGTCGTCGATCGTCGCCGCCGCAACCATCGCCGCCGACTGGACCGACGGCGGCCGGCTCGACGTGATCCTCGACGCCCTGGCGACCAAAACGGGCTACAAGCTGGCGAGCGACGGCCTCGACAGCATTTCAACGACCGAACCGTCGGGCGTGGCGGCCAACTTCCGCGAAATGGTCGTCCAGACGTGGCGCCGGTTCTTCAAGAAGGCACGCAAGACATCGAGCGCCGTCGAGACGTACAAAGACGACGGGACCACGGTTGCCACAACGCAAGCAATCACCACCGGCGACCCGGAAGAGATCGGGGCGGCAAGTTGAAAGGGAAGCAATGCGCTATGAGCCACGCGCTGGCGCGGTTGGAGAAGCCCATAGCCCATAGCTCAAAGCTACAAATATGATTTCGATTCTGACCATTGTCGAAGTGGCGCCGCCGTTCGTGTTGGAGCCCGTGCCGACGGCCGAGGGCCTCGGGTGGTGGTTGGAAACGAACCGATTGCACTGGGAGGCACAAATGGGCGGGACCGCACGACAATTGCCGAGCAAGCGGCAAGCCGAGGTGCGGCACTGCGCCGTGTCGCTTGTCGATTTGCTCGACCAGGACCTCGACGCCGACGGCGTGCCGACCGGGACGTTGACCGAACAACTGGCCGGGCCGCCGACGGTCGAGGCGACCGACGAGAATCTGACGATTACCAGCGAAGTGGTCAATACGTCGGCGATCGACGTGGACGGCAAGTCCGTGCCGATCGGCGGCGCCGTGCAATTCACGGTCGCCGGCGGCGACGTCGGCCGAACCCGAATCACGATTACGTGCAACACCGACGCCACGGAGGCCCAAACGGTGGTCGCCGAGGTGGACCTGATCGTCGAGGCGTAAGCGATGACGACGACGGCGAAACGGCCGACACACTGGTGCAGCGCCTGCCGGACGACGCACACCGGTGTCGGTTGCCCGCGTCGCCGGCGGACGGCCGAGAAGCGGCGGGCGGCAAGCCGGGACGACAAGGCGTTTTTTAACTCCGACCGGTGGCAGCGATTGCGGGCGGCCTGCCTGGTGCGCGACTACTACGTTTGCCAGGCGTGCGGCAAACCGGCCGGCGAATCGGCCCACGCCGACCATAAGCTGCCGCGGGAAACGCACCCGGGATTGGCGTGGGACTTGGACAATTTGCAGACGCTTTGCGTGCGATGCCACACGAAGAAAACGAACCGGGAAACGGCGGCGACCAAATGACGCTTTCCGATGCGATCGACTCGAGAAATAGGAAAGATGCCAGGAACGGCGACAAGTGGACGACGCAAGAGCCCCGACCGGTCTGGACCGGCGCCGGCGGTGAAGCGTGCGCCGACGCCGGCGAACCTGACGAAAAACGAAAGGGCCATGTGGCGGGCCGTGATGGCCGGGCCGCTGGGCGGGCGGATCGCCGCCAAGAGCCCCGAGGCGGCCATGCTGCGCCAGCTTTGCGAACTGTACGACCTGTCGTGTCGGGCGATCGCGGCGGCCAAAGAGAAGCCGCTGGACGTCGACAACCGGCTGGCGGTCAAGCAGTACGGCGACGCGGTACAAAAGCTCGGGGCCAAGTTTGGAATAACCCCCATCGAGGCGGCCCGGGTCGCCGAATACTTCCCGCCGGAAGAGAAGCCGGAGGATTCGATTCCGGCGAGAGCAAGGGGCGCGGAAGAGGGAAGGCCGGAAGAGAAACCGGCCGCGGATTGAAATAAAATGATCGCAATCGACCACACAACCCGAGACTGGATTCGCAACGAATCCGACCAGCGGGCGGCGCGGGCCGGCTGCCGGGTGGACCTTTCGCGCGCGGCGAACGAATACGGCACGGGGATTTTGGATTTCATCGAGGGGCATTTGCGGCTCTACGAGGGCGAGTTTGCCGGCGAGTTGGTCGCGCTGATGGATTGGCAACGCGACTTCTTGACGCGGCTTTTCTGTTGGGTTCGGTGGTCCGACCACTGGGGCCGGGAGGTGCGGCGGTTCCGCAAGGCGTCGTTATGGGTGCCGAAGAAAAACGGAAAAAGCCCGCTGGCCGCGATGGTCGGGTTGTATCTGCTGTGCGCGGACGGAGAGAAAGGCCAGAAGGTTTTCAGCGCGGCCAAAGACGGCCAGCAGGCGGCCATCATGCACGCCCACGCCTTGGCGATGGTCGAGCAATCCGAGGCCCTCGGCAAGGTCTGCAAGATCAACAAATCGACCGGCAAGATTACGCACCTGCCGAGCCGGTCGACCTATACGATCCTGGCCGGAGATAACATCAAGGGCCAGGAGGGAATCAACGGCTCGATCATCATCGACGAAACGCACGTCGTCGACAAGCGGCTGGCCAAGGTGATCGAATACGCCGGCGCGTCGCGATCCGAGCCGATGCAATTGGAAGTCTCCACGGCCGGCGACAACCCCGACGGCTACGGCAAGCGGCAGTTTGATTATGGCCAGGACGTCGAGGCGGGAAAGATCGTCGACGAGGCGTTCTTGTTTCAATACCACGGCGCCGCGCAGGATGCGAACGACGACGATTGCCGAGAGCCGGAGGTGTGGAAGGCGGCAAACCCGAGTTGGGGGACCACGATCAATGGAGAAGAGTTTGCCGGCGTGTGCGAACGGGCCGGGCGGACGGTCGACGACTTCGCCACGTTCAAGAAGTACCGGCTGAACATCTGGCAGCAATCGACCAACCCGTGGCTCAAAGCGGGCGACTGGTCGGCGTGCCGGCGGGAGTTTTGCGAGGCCGACCTGGCCGGCGCGGTGGCCTCGTCGGGGTTGGATTTATCGAAAACGCAAGACATGACGTCGTTCTCGCTTGTGTTCCGCAATGACGACGGTAAGGCGTTTCGCGTGTTGCCTTATTTCTGGATGCCGGAAGAGACGGCCCGGGAAAAGAACCACCTGGCCAGCTTCCTGCAATGGGCCAGCGACGGGCACCTGATCTTGATCCCGGGCCGGACGATCAACCAGAACCGGGTGTTCGACGACATTGCCGAGATTGTCGACCCGTTCCGCACCGCGGCCGTCGCCTACGACAAGCTATACGCCGAAGAAATCACCGCCCGCATCGAGGCCGAACTGGGGATCGAGCGGGTCGAATTCTCGCAATCCATGATGAACCTGGCCGGGCCGACCGACACGTTCGAGGCGTTGGTTCTCGATGGCCGGTTGCATCACAACGGGCACCCGGTGCTCGGCTGGCAGGCCGGGCATGTCAACGTCAAGAGCGATAACAACGCGAATAAACGGCCGATCAAGCCGAAGAAAAACGACCATCGGAAAATCGACGGCATTATCGCCACCATAATGGGCCTGGCCCTGGCCGAAGCGGGCGACGAGGGCCGGAGCGTTTACGAAGATCGGGGGGTGCTGACGTTTTGACGAAGCCCAAACCGAAAGACGAAAGACACAAACGCGCGTGGGGCCTGGCCGACCTGGTCGCCGTCGTCTCGGCCGGCCTGGTCGCCGTCGGCCTTTGGTGGGTCTATCCGCCGGCGTGCCTGATCGCCGCGGGGGCCGGCGGCCTGTTCGGCTGCTATCGACACGTCAACAAGAGAGGAGCCGACCGTGGGAATCCTTGACTTTATTTTCCGGCGTGAATCCCGGGCCAGTATGGAAAACCCGGCGGTTAGCCTGCGCGACCCCGAAGCGTGGGACGAGGCGTTCGGGTCGACCGGCTCGACCGAGGCGGGGATCCAGGTGACGCACGCCGGGGCGCTCGACTATTCGCCCGTCTGGCAGGCCGTGGCGCTACTCTCGGGCGACGTGGCCGCCTTGCCCTTGGAAGTGTTCCGGCGGCTCGACGGCGGCGATCGGGAGCCCGACAAGCGGCACACGGCCTACGACCGGATCCGTTGGCAAGCGAACGAAGAAACGCACGCGTTCGACTTCTGGCGCACCGTGATGGTTCACGCGCTATTGTGGAATAACGCCTATGTTCACGCCCGCCACCGCGCCAACGGCGAGATTGAGGGCCTCTACCACCTATTGCCCGACCGGACTGCCCCGGTCCGCGTGCCGGGCAAGGCCCTGTTCTACGCCACCGAGATCGGGGGCAAACTGAAAACGGCCAAGGCGTCGAGCGTCTACCACCTGAAAGGGATTTCGATCGACGGCAGCGCCGGCCACGACATGGTCACCTCGGCCCGCAACGCGATTGCCTTGGGCCTGGCCGCGGAGAAGTTCGGCAGCAAGTTCTTCAAGAACGGGGCCCGGGCGTCCGGCATTTTGCAGACGCCGGCCGGGCTGAAAAACGAAAAGGCGGTCGAGCGGTTCAAGAAATCTTTCGACTCCGAATATGCCAGCCTGGACAACGTGGCCAAAACGATCCTGTTGGAAGACGGGGCCAAGTTTCACGCGACCACGATCAAGCCGGAAGAGGGCCAGTTTCTACAGACGCGGCAGGAACAGGTGCGCGACGTGGCCCGGTTCTTCAACGTGCCGGCCCACAAGTTGGGCGACTCGACCAAAACCAGCTATTCGAGTTTGGAACAATCGAACCAGGATTACCTCGATTCGAGCCTGGTGCCGTGGCTGGTGCCAATTCAAATGGAATGCCGGGCCAAGCTGTTATCGCCGGCCGAGCGGCGGGCCGATTCGCATTTCTTCGAGCACAACGTCAAGGCCCGATTGCGGGCCGACGTGGTGGCCCGGGCAACGGCCTACCGAATCTTTCGAGAGATCGGCGTCTCCAACGGCGACGACATCGCCCGGGCCGAGAACATGCGGCCGATCCCCGAAGCCGAAGGCGGCAAGACCTACTTCGTACCAAGCAACTGGATGCCGCAAGGGGCGCCGGCCGTGCCGGCCGGAATGACGAATACCGAACCACCCAATGACGAAGGCGACGACGCCGGCCGGCAATCTGAGGCCGCGGCCGGTTATGCGGCCGGGATTCTGGTTGCCCACCGCGGGCTTTTGATCGAGGCCGTTGGCCGCTCGGTCCGGCGGCTGGCCGTGAAGGCGAAGCGGGCCGCGGCGCATCCGGCAAAATACGCCGAGTTTGTCGAGCGGCTGCGGGCCGAATTCGAGCGGCTCGACGGCGGGCCGCACGACAATTGTCAGGACGACGTCGCGGTGGCCATCGGGCCGGCCGTGCGGGCCGTGTGCGCCGTGTTGGGCTGCGAACCGGCCGAACGGCTGCCGGCCGTGCGCGCGGCCGTTTTGGACGTCGTGGCGCGGTATCTCGACGCGGCGATGGACGCCACGCCGGAGAACCTGGCCCGCGCCGTCGACATGGCTTGCCAACGGATGGAACACGATGCGGCCCGTGCGGCTGCCGACGTGCTGATTACCGAGACAACCACCTATAGCGAGGTAGCTTGACCAATGGAAAAACGATATACACCCACCGGCCGGGCCCGGATCGAGACCCGCGCCGACGGCAAACGGATGATTGTCGGCTACGGGGCCGTCTTCTACGATCCGGACGACGAGGGGACCGAATACCAACTCTGGGGCGACACGGTCGAACGGATCGCCCCGGGGGCCTTCGATCGAGCCATCGCCGAGGACGACGTCCGCGGCCTGTTCAACCACGACGCCAACCGGCTCTTGGGCCGCACGGCGGCCGGCACGATGCGGCTTTCGGTCGACGCGGTCGGCCTGCGCTACGAGATCGACATCGACGAGGACGACGCCGACAGCGCCAGCGCCGCGCGGAAGATCGAACGCGGCGATTTGGACGGGTCGAGCTTTTCGTTCCGGGGCGAGCGGGTGACCTGGATCGACGGCGGCGACGACGGGCCCGAGGTGCGGCTCTTGGAAGCGGTCGAACTGTACGACGTCGGCCCGGTGACGTTCCCGGCCTACCAGGCGACCACGGCCGGCGTTCGGAGCGGCGGGGAAACGGACGAAGCCCGGGCCGGCTACGAGCAATGGAAAGCGGAGAGCGGCCGCCGGAAAGCCGAGGGGCTGAAAAAACGGGCTCGGGCCCGTCTTTGCGAGCTTGACTTGGCGTGACCTCTTGCTATAATCCCGACTGACAACTGAATAACTCCGCGAAAAGTGTTACCAATCTGCGGTTTGAGCGTTACACGCCAGCCGCCTTTTCGCGTGTTCGACAAGTGGACCGATCGTTAAACGGCCGTCTCTTGTCGGCGGTGGTTTCTCCAAATCATGGACCCATCGCCGTCGAGTGCCGGCCGTTTTTCTTTGCGCCTCGCACCCGGCGGCGAACAGCGCAAGGAAAAGAACCGTGGCAACTGCCCTGGAAATTCGCGAAAAGCGAAACAAGCTGACCGGCGAAATGCGGGAGCTGGCCGACAAGGCCCACGACAAGCCCGACGAGTGGACCGACGAGGACGAGGCCCGTTGGACGGCGATCAATGAAGACTATAACCGCCTGTCGCGCCAGATCGAAATGGCCGAGCGGGCCGAGGCGGTCGAGGCCGAAGGCCGGCAGGTGGTCGACGACCTGGACGCGATCGACGATGCCGAGACCCGCGACGCGGCCCGCCGGGCGCTCGAGAATGCGGCCGGCGGCGACGGCGACCAGGCGGTCACCGACGAGCACCGGGCGATGGCCATGCAGGCGTGGTGTCTGACCCAATTGGGGTGTGAGACCACCGACGCCCAACGCGACGCGGCCCGCCGTTGCGGCGTGAACCCGAACCGCAAAACGCTCGACGTCGGGCTCGAAACGCGCTACGACCGGGTGCGCCGGCTGGTCCGGGCTATGTCGGTCGGCACCGACGCGGCCGGCGGGTATACCTCGCCGACCGGTTTCGTGCCGAACCTCGAACAGGCCCTCTTGGATTTCGGCGGCGTTCGGCAGGTGGCAACCGTCCTGCGGACCGCGACCGGCAACGACCTGGAATGGCCGACGGTCGACGACACGGGCAACTCGGGCGCCCTGATCGCCGAGAACGTGGAGGACAGCGAGCAGGACGTGGCCGTCGGGCAGAAGACGCTCAACGCGTACAAGTACACGTCCAAGCTGGTGCGCGTCTCGGCCGAACTGTTGCAAGACTCGGCGTTCAACATGGCCATGATCCTCGGCTCGCTTCTGGGTGAACGGCTGGCCCGAATCTACAACACGCACCAAACGACCGGCACCGGATCGAGCCAGCCGAACGGGATCGTCACGTCCAGTACGGCCGGCAAAACGGCGGCCGCCGTGGCGGCCATCACGGCCGACGAACTGATCGACCTATTTCACAGCGTCGACCCGGCCTATCGGAATGACGCCGGGTTCATGTTCCACGACTCGGTCGCGCTGGCGCTTCGCAAGTTGAAAGACGGCGACAACCAGTACATCTGGCAGCCGGGCCTGCAAAGCGGGCAGCCCGATCGGCTGTTGGACAAGCCGGTCCAGATCAACCAGGACATGGCCGGCACGATCGAGGCGTCCGCCAAGACCGTCCTGTTCGGCGCGTTCAAGAAGTACGTCATTCGCGAAGTGGCCGTCGTCCGGCTCAAGCGGCTGGTCGAGCGTTACGCCGAGTACGATCAAGAGGGATTCGTGGCCCTCGGCCGGATGGACGGCGAACTGATCGACGCCGGCACGAATCCCGTCAAGCACTTGATTCAGGCCGCATCGTAAGCGGCCTTGGCCCAAGTGGAAACCACGCCACGTCGGCACCGATTCGCCGGCGTGGCCGCCGATGGGAGAACCGACCCGTGAAAGTGAAACTTCTGACCAGCCGAGCCGGAAACAACTTCGCCCAATCGATGGGCGACGTGATCGACGTTCCGGCGGCCGAGGGGAAACGGATGATCGACGCCGGCCAGGCCCAAGCGGTCCGCAAGCCGGCCAAGCGGCCGGCCGAGACGGCGACCGCCGCACCGGCCGAGAACGCGGCCGCCGATCCGACGAAAGGATAAGGGACACACGCCGTGCTGTCGATCTTCACACGCCCGACCATCACGCCGATTAGCCTGGCCGATGCCAAAGCGCAAATGCGCATCGACTCGACCGACGACGACGCCGAGGTGGACCGTGTGATGCGTGCGGCGGCCGAGTTTTTCGCCGCGTCGATCGCCGGCGGGCGAACCTGGACGCCGACCGTGTTCGACCTGACCGAGGGCGGATTCCCCTTGGGCCGGGATCGGCTCTACCTGCCGAGCCCGCCGTTGGCGAGCGTCACAAGCGTGTCCTATTACGACACGGCCGGCGACGCGCAGACGCTTGAAGAGACAACCGATTTTACCGTGATGGCGCCGAGCGACGAGCAAGGTTGGATCGTGCCGATAGTCAACACCTATTGGCCGACCACGCAAGACCGCGACGACGCTCTCACCGTGCGGTTTACGGCCGGCTATGCCGACCGCGACGCCGTGCCCGAACGGGCCAAACATGCCATCCGGCTGCTGTTCGGCCATTGGTGGGAGAACCGCGAAGCGGTGGCGATCGGCACGATTTCCAGCGAAATAGAACTCTCGGTCCGCACGATCGCCGAATCGCTCGGCTGGGGGTTCGTGGCATGAAAGGATTCACGGCCGGCAAACTGCGACACCGGGTGACGGTCCAGCAAAACGCGCCGGCGACGGTCGACGATGCCAACACACCGACCGATCGGTGGGTGACGTTCGGGCCGCGGAGCGTGGCGGCCGGCGTGGTCGACATGACCGGCACGGAGGGCGACGTGGCCGGCAAGACGACGGCCACGGCTTCGCACGTTGTCACGCTGCGGTACCTGGCCGGCCTGACCCGTGAAATGCGGCTCAAGTGGGGGGCCCGTTACTTGAACATCACCTCGATTGCCAACCCGGACGGCCGCCGGCGGTGGCACGTTCTGGTTTGCAAGGAAACGGCGGCATGATACGCGGCGGACCGGCGACCCAAAACACGACGGCCAGCGGGGTGACGATCAAAGGCGTCGACCGGCTGGAAAGGACGCTCGCCGCGTTCGGCCCGCGGGTGGCCAAGAAACTGAAACGAAAAGCGATTCGGCGGGCAGCCAGGATATTACTCGACGAGACCAAGGCCCAAGCCCCGGTCGACTCGGGCGAGTTGGAAGAGAGCCTGAGGCTTCGGGCAATGGCCCAATTCGGCCGGCGACGTCGCAAGGGCGTGGTGGGCGTGTCGGTCCAGACGTCCGACAAGCTGTTTGCAGGGGATCAATTTTACGCCGGGTTTCAGGAACTCGGCACGGTGAACATGGAGCCCAACGCCTTCCTGAGGCCGGCGTCCGACGCCGTCCGCGACCAGGTGGCGCAGAGGTTCCGTCACGAAGCCCGCAAGGCGATTGCGGAAACGGCACGGATGGAATGATCGGAGAGGTTAACCCATGCTCGTTAACGGCGTAATCCAACACCTGCTTGCGACCACCGCCGTAACGGATCTAGTATCCGACCGCGTGCGGCGCGGGCGGATCGAGCAAGGCGACCCGCTGCCGGCCGTGCGGGTGGCGGGGATCGGCGGCGCGGGCGACGAGACGCTCGACGGCGACGACGAGACGGCCAGCGGTCGCGTGCAGATCGACGCCTACGGCGGCACGTCGGCCGTGGCGGCCACGCTGGCCGAGGCGTGCCGCCGCGCGATCCACGGGCAACGGGCGCAGATGGGCGACGTGCTGGTCGACGGCTCGCACCTGACCGCCGGGCCGCGCGATTTGAAAGAACCGGCCCGGGACGGCAGCGACCGGCCGCTGTGCCGCGTGATGATCGAGTTTCGAGTTACCTATTCAAGAACCCTGGTTACGTAAAGGGCCTTTGACATGACAAGCAAAAGCGGCCGAACCGGCAACGCCGGCACGTTCGTTCTTTCGACCGACGGCGCGTTCTCCGAAATCTACGAGCTGGACCCGGGCGGGGCCGAGTTGCCCGTGATCGAGGACGACGTGCTGGCCACCACCGGCAACGTGCCGAAAGAGCCGGGCGACCTCGACAATTGGGACCCGCTCGAATTGGAAATTTTTTGCGACCCGGATAACCCGCCGTCGCGGGGCACGGTCCAGACCGGCACGATTACCTACCCGGTTCCCGTGGGCGGCGAGACCGGCGCCACGCTGGCCGGCACCGGCTTTATAGCGAAAGTGAAGCTCGGGGCCCTGGTCAACAACCAGGTCCGCAAGGCCCGCGTGACCTGGAATTGGGACGGCAAGACGGGGCCGACGTTCACGTCCAGTACGTAATGGAATGACGAAATCCGAAACACCCAAGCCAGAAAGAATGACGAATAAGGAACCAACAATGCCCACCCCCGAACAACTCAAGATTGTGCCGCACGTCGGCGACGACGGAACGCGGTTTGACCAGAACCAGATTTTCCTCGGGAAGAAACGGCTCGGCTATTGCGGCACCAAGCCGGGCCGGCCGATCAACCTGATTGTGAAGGTCTCGCCGGAGTTGAAAGCCGGCATCGAGGCGTTGGTCGAACGGGAAATCGGCGCGCCGAATAAGACGTCCGTGGCGCCCGAGGTGGTCGAGGACCCGGACGGGGATGAATGACGAAATCCGAAATACCCAAGCACGAATGAAGCCCAAAGCCCGAAGTCCGAAGGGTTTAGTCATTCGTCATTGAGGCAACGCGATGCTAACCAAAGCCGAGATTTTGAAAGCCGCCGCGGCCCGGATGGGTGCCGAGGCGGTTCCCGTGCCCGAGTGGGACGGCGACGTTTTCGTCCGGAGTATATCGAGCAAGCAACGCGATTTGCTCGACGAGATTTTCCGGTCCGGGACCGACCGCGCCGACGCGTGGGTCGGCGTGCGTGCGACCGTGGTCTCATGGAGCCTATGCGACGCCGACGGCGTGCCGCACGGCTACACGCCCGAGGAAATCGCCGTGCTGGCCGATGCGGACGCCGGGCCGATCGAGCGGTTGTTCGACGCGGCGTCACGACTGAGCCGGCTGGGAAAACACGACGTCGAGAAGCTGGAAAAAAACTCCGAAGCGACCCGCGCAAACGCTTCTGGTTGAAGCTGGCCCGCACTCTCGGCATGACCTACCGCGAATGCCGCGAAAGGGTCGACGCGGCTGAGCTTGAATTGTGGCGGGCAGAAGACCGGATAGAACCGATCGACGGCTGGGGCCAAGCGGGCGCGATTTGCTCGACCGTCGCTGGCTCACGCGGCGTGCGAATCGACCCGGACGCGTTTATCCCCGGCCGGGCGGCCGAGGTGGACGACGGCCGGGAACGGATCGGCGGCGCGGATTTAGAGGCCCACCACCGGGCCGTATACGGGTAATGACGAATGACCATTCTCGATGAACTCGCCGTCAACGTCGTCATGTACACCGGGGGCCTGGCCCGCGGCGCGACCAAAGGCGCCGGGTATCTGGGCAAGCTGACCGCGGCGACCAGCAAGAGCCGGCTGGGGATGATCGGCTGGGGGGCGGTGGCTACCGCGGCCGCCGCCGCGGCCGCCCGGGCGTTCGCGCGGATGCGGCAAGAGGCCGAGGTGCTCGACAAGATCGGCAAGACGGCGGCCAAGCTGGGCATGGCGACCGACGAGCTGATGGCCTTGCGGTTCGCCGGCGAGCAGACGGGCGTCGAGAACAAAAAGCTCGACATGAGCCTGCAGCGTATGACCCGCCGGCTGGCTGAGGCGGCCAAAGGCACGGGCGAAGCCCAAGGGGCGATTCGCGAACTGGGGCTCGATGCGGCCAAGCTGAAAGCGGCCGGCCCGGCCGCGGCGCTTTACGAGATCGCCGACGCGTTCGAGTCCGTCGAGGCCCCGGCCGACCGGGTGCGGCTGGCGTTCAAGCTGTTCGACGCCGAGGGCGTCGACCTGGTCAACACGCTGGCCGCCGGCTCGGCGGGCCTGAAAGAAATGGCCGACCAGGCCGCCGCGCTCAACCAGACGCTTACCACCGACCAGGTGGCGGCCGTCGAGGCCAGCAACGACGCGTGGAACCGGTTCGAGAAGGCGCGCAGCGGGTGGTGGAAACAGTTTACGGCCAAGATGGCGCCGGCGATGGAATCCATGGCCAACGAGTTGACATACGCCGTCTCGGGCGAGAGTTTTGGTGCGAGCCACGCCTCGTTCGGGCCCTGGGAGGACGGTGTGGCCGATGCGGCCGCCGCCACGGCCGCCACGGCCGAAGAAATGGCCAAGATGGAAACGGCCGCGGGGAAGATTGCCGAATCGACCATCCGGCCCCTGGAACGCCTGGCCGCCGAGCAGGACGAAATCAACCGCCTCTATCGGGAAGGCGTGCTCGACGTCAAGACGTGGCATCGGGCGCTCTCGGCCAATAAACGGGCCATGTTCGACAGCTCGATCGGCGGCGAAGTCCACAAGGTGACTATGGCGCTGGGTAAACAGATCCACCTATGGGGCATGAGCCGCGAAGAAATCCAGCTTTGGGAGTTGAAAGCCCGGGGAGCGAGCGACCGGGCCCTGGCCGATGCGCGGTACTACATGGGCAAACTCGCCAAGCTGCGCGAAGACCAGGCGGCCGCCGAAAAGCAAGCGGCCGAAGCGGCACAGCGGCGGGCCGACATCGAGAGCCGGGCCGCGTCGGTGCGTTCCGAGGTAATGACCGACCTCGAGCGCGACGCCAAGAAGCGCGACGACCTGAAAGAACTGCTCGACGTCGGGGCGATCGACCGGAAGACGTACGCCCGGGCGATTGCCGCGGCCGATGCGGACCTCCGGCGCGACGTGTTCGGATTCGATACGCCCGGTTCGACCGCGGCCGCCGCGTCGCGCGGGCCGGCGGGGATGGACAAAGGAAGCGTCGAGGCAATCCGGTTTCTCAACCAGACGCAAACGGCCGGCCAACGCCGAGAAGCGCGGCAACTGGCCGAACTCGAAAAATTGAATCGAAACATCGTCCGTGTAGTCGATGCGATCGACCGGCAAGAGCCGGTCCGGATCGAGGAAGTGGGGGCCAACGGATGACGGTTACCAGCGTTCAGGTCGAACGGTTCAAACAGGCGCGGGTCACGGCGACCGGCGAGCGGTTGTTTTCGGTCGACCTGCGCGTCTGGACGAACGACCCGGACGACGGCGGCCTGACTGTGCTTTCCGATTACCGGATCCCGCGGCCCGATTCGGTCTACGCGATCGGAAACGACATCGACTTGGGCGCGTTCGCCGGCGAAGCCGTGGCCGACCTGATCGACGTGCGGCAATCGCGAAAGCGGTGGCGGGTGACGATCCCCTTTTCGAGCCAACCCCGCAAGAAGGGCGACGACAAGCAGTACGACAACCCGCTGGAAAAACCGCCCCGGCGGAGCGGCGGGTTCCGCGTGTTCCAGAAGGCCCTCGAAAAGGACCTCGACGACAAGCCGTTCGCCAACTCGGCCGGGGCGCCGTTCGACCCGCCGTTTACGCTCGACGCGGGCAATCCGACAATGCAGATCGTTACGAACGTGGCCGCGCTCGATTTCACCACGCTCGACGCGATGATCTATTGTTGTAACTCAAAGCAATTCTACGACCGGGCGCCCGGCACGGTTGTCTTCAAGCCGTATATGTGGCGGGAGATGACACACGCCGCGATCGGCGACTTTTTCGAGTTGTCGCTACCCTTCGAGATCGACCTCGACGGCTGGGAGAAGGTCAGCCGGATGGACGTCGGGTTTTTCGAGTTGGACGACGGGGAAGAAAAGCTGATCCTTGCGGAGGGGATGCCCCTGAACGAACCCGTGCGGCTCGACGGCAATGGTGCCAAGGCGGACCCCGACGCCGATCCGGAGTACATTAGCTTTCGAGTGCGGGAGAAGAAAGCGTTTTCCGCGCTCGGCATTCCGACCAAGTGGTAAAGGACAATAGACGATGGCGAATACACTCAACGGCCGCACGCACGTTCTCGGGATGCTCAGCGCGTCGAGCATGTCGATTCCCGACGGCACGGTCGACGACGACGCGGTGGCCGACGACGCGGCGATCGCCGCCGAAAAGGTGATCCACCAAACGCCGGTCGTGGTGGAACTGTTCGGCCCGACAACCGACGTGGCGGCCGTGTCGCGGGTGATCCACATTGCCAAAGAGGCGGGCAAGGTGGTCGCCGTGGAGGCGATCGTCCAGACGCCGGCCACCGGGGCCGACCGCACGGTCGAGGTGGACGTGCAAAAGGGCAACGCCGGGACAGCCTACGCAACGATCTTGACCAGTACGGCCGACTTCGATAACACGTCGGCCGCCCGTACGCCCGAGGCGGCCGCGATCGCCACCGAGGACTATGCCGACGGCGACTCGTTGGAGATCGTCGTCACCGTGGCCGGCTCGGCCGGGGCGCAAGCCGCGGGCCTGTGCGTGGTGGTCTGGGTCCGCGAAGAGCCGGGCACCTAATCCGGGGGAGCTATGAACGGCAAGCTAATCAGCCCCGATTTCGTCGCCAAGCTGCAAGAGATGGCCGCCTGGTTCGACCAGCGAGGGCTTCTTGTGCCCGGGCCTCGACGCCGGCCGCGGAAGGAAGTGCCGCCAATATGGCCCGCCGAGTATTGGGCCGACCTGGACGGGCCAAGCAGCCCGAGCGGCGGCGGCCACCAACTGGTCACAATCTCAAACCCCGACTCGACCCGGCCCGACGAGACGAAGCTCTGGACGCTTGCCGGCGGTGTTCTGACTTGCGTGCAGGCCGGCCGCTGGCGGATCGAAGCGCAACATACGCTGGACCTGGCCGCATCCCAAGGGACGGCCAATGTAACCACCGTGCCGAGCACGGTCGACCTGGTGGAATGCTCGGCCACCGGCGTGCTGGTCGCCTATGTCGACACGGGCGGCGGCTTTGTGAGCCTCGGCAACGCCGCTCATGTGGAATCGAACACCTACAGCGCCGGCGCCCTGCTGACGGCGCGATACGTTTACCCGGCGTTCCAGTTCGACGCCGGCGACGAGCTGAAGATAATGGCGGGTAGTTCCGGTGCGTCCGGGTGGAACGCGACCGACGGTTATTTAATGCTGAGCCGGCTTTCGGAATGATGCGGGCGGTTACCCGAGTATAAGGCCGACAAGGCCGACGGCGAACGCGGTCGCCAGCACCGCCAGGGCGGCCAGGCAGAGGATGCTCGGCACCAATCCCAGCAACCAGCCGACCCACGTGAGCCCGCCGTCGCGGTCGTCTATCTCGCCGGCCGCCATCGCTCGCAAGTCTGCCCGGCCCATCTGCCAAGCCACAAAGCACACCAACGGCACGAACAGTCCGACGATCCCAAGAGCCAGCACCGCCGCGCCACGATGGGGCCGAACCCGAGCCGACCGGCCAGCCATCGCCGCACCACGGCCGGACGTCGCATCGGCAATAGATAGCCCACAAAGCGGGCAATCGGCGAACGTCCCGTCGACCGGGACGAATTCAAGGCAATGTGGGCAAGTGACGCTCGGCATGGCGCGGCCCCCCTTCCTTTTCATGCTGCGGTTGCCCCCAACCTACCCCCACCAACCACCCACCCGCAACCCACACCCCCCGGGGGGGGTAAAATGTTAGGAATCGCGGTTTCCAAGACCGGACCCCACATCACACGTTTTTTGTGCCCGAAAATGAACTCTCGAAAATCGACCGCGGCCGGCAGCGGCGACCAGGTCGGGGTGATTGCGATTCCCGTGACGCCCAACGCGATGAGTTTCGACGACAACCTAAGTGTCCAGCAAATCAGCCGCGCAGATGCGTTATTGCGTAATTCCCTCATAGAGTTTCCCCGTCTTGTTTCTTTACCGAGCAATCACTATGATGAGGCGACCCACATTCAAGAAACGAGAAGGGCCGCGGGATGTTGACGCATCCCGGGCCCGCCACCACCGCGTTATAAGCACACGGAGGTCGCACCAGATGACTGGCTTCCCATCGACGCACGCCATGCGTCGCAATTCTCTATGGATTCCCCGATCGGTTTCAACTGCGCGGAACGTCTGCGCCCACGGCCAAGAGTGGCCGGAAAGGGGCGGCGTATGAAGTGAACTAGTCGCGCATGAAAAAAGGCGGGGGCGACACCCCGCCTTAAAAACCAGTCGCTGCCGGATTGCAGTATTCACCCCGCGTCCGGACAGCAATTTCAAGAAAGGGCCACTTGTCGACCCCCGCTCAACGTAGGCAAATTGTAGGGGTTGCCCGTGGCTTGTCAAGCGATTTGCACGGAGCAATCAAAATGTCAAAAAACGGCCACGATGGAGAAATCCACGACGACGTAACTTATACGCACAAACGACTTGCGGCGATTCTCGGCCACTCGGTCGAATGGGTCTTGGCGAACGTGTTTTTCCCGAGCCACGGGAGATACCAGGGGGTTTTCCACATAAAGATCGGCAATACATACCAGACCACCGGCCACAATTACCGGCTCTGGATCGAAAGGAATTCCGAATGCCTCGACGACGACGACGACCAGCCGACGGCGTCCGCGTGAAGGTGGTCCGGCGATCAGGCCGCAAACACCTGGTGTTGCGGTGGCGAGACCCGATCACCCGGAAATGGCGCGAGCGATCCAGCGAATGCGGTCGACAGCGCGATGCCGAACGTGCCGCCGCCCGTCTGGCCCTGGACATCGAGGACGGCCTGATTGACCAGGATGAAATGGACTGGATCGTGTTCCGCAAGCGGTACGAAGAGGAACACCTGCCATCACTGAAACCGAAATCGTTGGGCAGTTGGCGCACGGCGGCGAATGGTCTACAGCGTTTCATCCAGCCCACTGCACCCATCCAGTCAATCACAGCCGATTGTCTGAGTCGGTGGCAGGCCGAACTACGGGCCAAGGGTCTCGCGGAGGCGTCGATTCGCACGTATTTAGGCACGATACATGCCGCGTTGGGCTGGGCTCACGACGTCGGCATTCTGGACGAGGTGCCGAAAATCCGGATGCCGGCCCGGGCAAAAGGCAAGTCGAAAATGGCCCGGGCCCGGCCGATCACCGTGGAAGAGTTCGAGCGGATACTAATGACCGTTCCGAAAATCCGCCGCCGCGACCCGGACCGCTGGACCTATTTTTTGCGGGGATTGTGGCACAGCGGCTTTCGCGTCGAGGAGCTTCTGACCCTGTCCTGGAACGCCGGCGAACTGCTGTCGATCGACACGTACGAGGGTATGCCGTATGTTCGCATACTCAGTGAAGGCGAAAAGGCCCACACGGACCGAATCCAGCCGATAACGCCCGAGTTCTGGGCTCTCTGTTGCGAAACGCCCGAAAAGCGACGTCACGGCCCGGTCTTCAAGATGCCGGGCCGCCACGGCAACCAAATGGGCGTCAAGACGGTCGGCCGCATGATAAGCCGCATCGGCGAACGAGCCGGAGTCATCACCGACCCGTCGACCAAGAAGTACGCCAGCAGCCACGATATAGGCCGCCGCGCCTTCACTACTCGGATGGGTGCGACATTGTCCCTCCCGGAACTGGCCGCATGGATGCGACACAAGACGGCCGACACGACGCTCAACTACTACTACGAACCGCAGGCGCAGCAACTCGCTTCGAAGGTCTGGCCGGCGCCCCAAGAAGGTGCCACTTTAGGTGCCAAGCCGCCCGAGCCGGAAAACGACGAAAAAGAGGGATCGACGTAAAACCAAATTGCCAAAGAGCTTACGAGCGGAGGGCAAGGGATTCGAACCCTCAACCGGTAAACCGGCACCTGATTTCGAATCAACGTCGTTCCGGTATTTTGGTCCGATAATGGCCGGATTTTGCGGGTATAGGCGTTTTTGCTAACCGGCTTTTGTGCTGCGCTGGCCGACACGGGGCGCAAGAAGGTGCCATATTGGGTGCCATCCTCTCCCGGCGTTCTCTTCTCGCCGCCCGACCCCCGCCCGTTTCCAATCGCGTGGCGAAGTCTGAAAATCTTCTCTTTTTTCCCGGGGATTTCACCCCGAAAACATCCCCAAAACGTCGGGCCCCTGTGCAGGGCGGTTCGTAACTCGTTGCTGGGGTTGACTTAATGACTGGTGGCACCCAGTTAAGGGAGGGCGCCGATTTTGCATCTAGCCAAGGAATTTCCGACCGCGTAACCTTCACCCAGTCGAACGATTCGAGCACCTTTGAACAATCCAAGAAGCCCACCCGGCCGAATCGTTCGACGCGAATCGGTAAATGCCGGGTTGGGCTTTTTTTATTGGTGACCACCCAGCGGCCCGGCCGGGTTTTTGATACTCACGATGCGACCAGGAGAGACCAAACCATGATCGCCCCCCGAACCACCACCCTGCGTCGGCGTGTGATGTTGCTCGAAGCGGCTGCCGTCGGACTGGCGGCGCTCGCCGTTGCCGCCGGCTCGGTGGTGGCGTGGGCGATCGACTCGTTGCCCCCGTTTTGAGGAGGATCCGAACGTGACCACGAAGCAACCCCCCGAGACGAAAAAGAGCCACGACGCGAACCCGCGGCCGGCTCTCGACCAGATGCACCAACAAAAAGCGACACCCGACGCGCCGGTGCCGTTTGTGACGCTGGCCTTTCCGGTGCCCGACGTGCTGGGGCATTTTGCCGACCCGGACGTGGTGGCCGCGGCGATCGAGCAAATGCAAGAGGCTTATGACCAGTTGGCCGCGGCGGCGTACGGGTCGGACGATAACCACCCCGGGCGGCCGGCGATTATAAAGCAACGCAACCAACTGCTGCGCGACCTGGCGGCGATGCGAGAGGAGCGCGACGAGCTTGCCGAGCGCGTGGCCCTGCTCGAACGCGCACCCGAGACGCAACCCACGCCGATGCGCGGTGCGTGTGTCGCCGCCGGGGGGCTGACCGGCGATCCGGCGACTTGTGCCGCCTGCAACGCTCTAGGCGTGTGTATGGCGTGGCCGGCCTGCACGCAGCGCGGCGACGAAGACGGCGACAAGCGGTGCGAGAGGACGCCATGCGTCGACTGCCGCCACTTCCAGACGTGCCCGGCCGATTGGGCGTGGAACGAACGGCCCGAGCCCGCGCCGGACACCGACCCCGATATCCAACCCGCCGACGCGTAGCCGGCGGACCGTTTGGCCGGCGTGGCCCCAACTTTCCCCCACGCCGGCCTTTTGAGACATGGAGCCCCGGCCGGCGGAACGGACCGCCGGCGGCTTGGATGCCAGGCCCGGCCGCGCAGGGATGACTCGCACGCGGCCGGCCGTTTTATCGAGTGAAAGGATTCCCCGATGCTCGTCTTATTTCGCAAGCCCGGCCAAAGGATTCTGATCGGCGACGACACCACCATCACCGTGATTCGCATCGCCGGCGGCGGTGTCCGGCTGGGGATCGACGCGCCCGACGGCGTGCCCATCGCCCGCGAAGAACTCGGCCCGCCCACCGTGTCCCCGATTGACGAAAGGCCCAAGCCATGCCCGGGACGTTCACCCCGACCAGTATAGGCACCTTCGGCTGGACGTGGTTCGACCTGGCCAATCCGGACCCGGACGAAGTTTCGCTGGTGGTGGTCGCCCAAGCCCTCGGCAAACTTTGCCGATTCACGGGCCACCTGACCGCGCCGTATGGCGTGGCGCAGCATTCGGTCGCCGTCTCTCGACTGTTGGAGGAAGACGGCCACGGCCCGCGCGTTCAGCTTCTCGGGCTGTTGCACGACTCGGGCGAAGCGTTCACCGGCGACATCAACCAACCGCTCAAGACGGCTTGCCCGGCCGTGGCGGCGATCGTCGACCGCGTGCAAGCCGTCTGCTACAAGGCCCTGTTCGACGTGCCGACGCCGGCCGAAGCCGAGACGATCGCCGAGGCCGACGACCGGCTGCTGGTCGCCGAGGCCGAGCGGTGGCTGCCCGGCGGCGCCGCGGCGATCGGCCGCGAAATCAGCACGAAAGAGGAACGCTACGCCGCCGGCTGCTGGGTGAAAGACTGCTGGCCGCACAACACGGCGGCCGACCGCTACATATCACGGTTTTACGACCTGCTCGCCGCGGCCGACGCCGCGGAGCCCCAAGCCGCGTCCAAGCCGCAAAGGAAGAAACCACGATGACGTTAAAAGAACTAACCATCGACAGCCTTTTGGCCCTCGACGGCGGCCGGGTCGCTACCGCGTTTCAACACGTGCTGCGCCGCATTCTGGACACCACGGCGCAGACGTTCACGATTTCCCCGCTGCCCGGTGAACTCGAAAAGGCCAGCCTCGACATGCAGCGCCGCATCGGCGCCGACCTGACCGAGCGGCTGCCGAACGAAATGACCGTCCTATTCGGCCGGCCGTAACCGCCCGGCGGGAATGACGAAGGACGAAAGACCCAAGCACGAAAGAACCGCACGATGGGTGAGAACTCGAAAATCCTGTGGACCGACCACACGTGGAACCCGTGGCGCGGATGCACGCCCGTTTCGGCCGGCTGCGCGAACTGCTATATGTTCCGCGAACAACGCCGCTTCGGACACGATCCAGCCAAGATCATCCGGACCGACACGTGGCGGAACCCGTGGCGATGGAACGCCCAAGCCGAATCGGCCGGCATCCGCTACCGCGTTTTCTGTTGTCCGTGGTCGGATTTCTTCCACGACGACGTGCCGAGCGGGTGGCGAAGCCAGGCGTGGGACGTGATCCGCGACACGCCGCGTCTGCTCTGGCAAATCCTCACGAAG